CCTTTTTCAAGTAGTCTTGCATCTTTTGTAGGAGTTGTAGTTGCTTTTGAGAGTACATCGTATTCCCAGACTCTTTTTGTCCTTTGCTTTTTCCCTCCCCTTCATCACCAATCCAGCCTCGGATATAAGCGTCGTAAGTAGGATTTCCTTTTTCGTTTCGATCTCCGTTAACATCTTCCCACCAAGTTTTATGCTGATCTTGCCTCTTGATTTCTTGAGGAGTAAAACTCTGCATAAACTGATCTCTAAGACCTTTCCAGTAAGGGTCTCTAGACATTCCGTGCATCAAATCCCCATAGATCGCTTGTTTTAGTTTCTTAGGGTCGCTCTTTAATTCATCGTCGTAAATTTCTAGAACGCTTTTACCTGGACTAGGGTGAGGGAACTCTTTAGTCCCTTCTTCGTCGGGGTTCCAGAACTCTAGACCTCCCCGCTCCTTCAGTCCTTGCTTACTTCTATTGGGATCGGCAAATACTACTTTTGTATTATCTTTATTAAAGTTTTTTGCTAATCCTAGATTTTCTCCAAGTACTTGCTGTAAAACAGGATTCGGTGTTTCTTCTTCCGGTTCTGGCTTGGAGTGTTCCTCCTGCTTCAGTGGCTCCGGTTCGGGAGGAACTTCTGGCGTAGGTTCAGCGAAGAACGCGGAAGCTGTAGGGTGAAGCAAATCGTGGTTTATTGCAGGACTACCCATAAGTACCTCATTCTACTAGCTTTCCTGTAAAAATCCGCCAAACGGACTGCACGACTCTATCTCGTCAGGGAAGTTCTGCGGCGGCCACAGTACCTTCAACTGGAAATGACGGCATTCTATCGGTTCGTTACTTTGCATTAAATAGAATCTCTGGTTCCATAGAGAATTACTCGGAGGAAGCTGAGGAGGATCGTTTACAAAATGACAGATAGGCTCAAAATTGCCGGAGATTTCTCCTAAGAGAATCCCGAGAGTTAAAGGTTGTGCTCCGACAAATTTATGAGAGTCCACGGTAAAGAACTCTATACTAGCAATCTGTCCGGGATGAGCGAGAACAATACTACCAAAAGTAAAGTAAGCAGGATAGTTTGCTCCGTTATCTTGGTTGGTAGTGTAATCTCTGAAAAGGATGGGTCCAGTAGCAGCAGGAGGGGGTCCGATCAAAAGTTGTAGATTCCCTGGAGTAGTCTCGCAAGATTGAATCGCCCCAGCCCCGCCGACAATATTAGCTTTCGGGCACCAAGGGGTTCCAATTTCTGGGGGAATCGCCGTAAGCATTTTGTACCAACCAGTACTACCATCGGCGGTAAATAATGCTTGGTCCCGATATCCACTTGAATGCCACGTAAGATAACTTTTTGCTGGGGAAAATCGCCCGAGAAGGTCGGATATAGGTTGACCAACCTGACTAACCCCTGTATGAACGTTTAATTCAACCACCTGATTATCTGTGGTCATGAAATAGAGGATAGAACCATTCACTGTCAAAGCATTATAGTTCAAGAGTCCAATTCTTTGTAGATAAGGTTCGGGAACTATAGGACTTCCAGATTCTCCGTTTCCAGACAAGATATAAATGTCTGAGACGGTAAATACGAGAGTCCCTGCGTTTAAAGGAACTATCCTAGTAACCAAAGAAGGAAATTCTGCAAAGCTGTTTGGTGAGAATCCGTTATACCCATTTCCAATAGGTGTATCAGGCCCAGTACTCCAATATACGGTATTACCGACACTTCCGAAAATTCTGCTAAGATGAAAGGCAAGATTTATAATCCCTTTAGGTGGAACACTGTTTTGTAAGTTTACGGGAGCTTGCAACAAAGTGTTCAGACTACTGTCTGGGTTTGTATCTGTAAACCCTTCAATGAGATATTGAGACAAAGGAAGGGTATATTCCGTATTTCCGTTTCCGGAAACCGGACCAGGAACTAAATAATAAGTCGCCCCACCGTCGTCCGTTCTAAAAATAGCCACATAATCGGCTTGGGGGTCTGGAACCATAGGAAGCCCACCAGATATAAACACACCATTGGCTTCAAAAAAGTTCCCAGTACTTACCGATACAGGACTAGCGTTAGATACCGTATCATCCAAGGTATTGACCAAGGAGACAACATAGGTCCATCCTCCTTGGGATGTACTAATTTCTCCAAAAGGGGTACTGCCTTCCGGGCCGTTATTCATCCATAATAGTCCTGTAGACCCGGAAAGACCTTGATCTGGAGTTATACCATACAGAGTAGTAGAGAAGGTCGGAGCAGCAGTACCACTGATTCCCGGTTCGTAAGGAACCTCTTGGTTTGAGTTAGTATCAATAATAAAAGAATCTGTATTATAGTTTACTTCAGAATCCCAAATAAACTGAGAGCTAGGTCCAAGATTGAACCAAGTATAATTTCCGGAAACTTCTGTAACACTAGGATAGCTAGGAGAAATTGCTTGAACCCCTGCTACAGTCGTAGGCCACGGAGGAAATATCGGAGCATTAGACAAACTAACTGCGGTACTTGCTATATTCTGAGGAATTATATTATATCTTACCGAACCTTCTGGAGGCGCATACTGTAGATAAAAACAAAAAGTATTACTAGGCAACGCGGGAGAAACTGTTGGAGTTGTATATCCCCCAGTGCTGTGGTACCACATCCCGTGTTGGATTTCTGCTGGATATGTCCCAGCAGAAGGGAAACTAATCTGAACAGAGTCTTCTACTACAAAATCCCCTTCTGTTAGATTCGCACTCATAATAGGATACCCTTTTATAGGTGTCCCTGAAGAATAGTTATACTTAGTGGTCCAGTTCATCGGGCCGCTGACGACCGAAGGGGATAAAGTGTTACCTGTCGAGGCCAATCCAGGAGAGGTCTCAACAATCGGTCCATAATTCGCAGCAGCAAAATCTGCGGTGAAACTAAACCCCGATACCGAAGTAACTGATACCGTTTGAGAGTTAAGAAAACTAGCGGAGGTTAATCCAGAAAAAGTAAGGGAAGTTTCTGTCGAAAGTTTTCCAGCTAAATAGGTGTTGCTTTTTGCTGTAAGAACTCCGCCTTTTACTTGAATTTCTGTTATAGGTATGTTGAAACTACCATTTCCTATTCCCCAAAAAGTGTGTAATTGGTGTCCTAAAGTAAAGGTATATGTTCCCGCTGCCGGAATATTAAACACCGGAAGCATAGCAACGCTGCATAGCTGACCTGTAGGGAATATCTGGGTTACAGAGGTTGTTCCCGGAGCACCGGGAAAAGAACCATCTCCCAGAATAGTTGGAGTAGATAGGTTTGTAAGTGTACCACTTGGTCCTGTGGTTAAATATAGGCAATTCATCGATCCCGTATAATCGGCGGTGGATGTGGTTTGACCGCCATTTTGGGCCATAGGGATGTTACCTGCTAGCTGTGCTGGCTCTCCAAAATCTACATTACTAGATTGGGGTCCGGTGTTCCAACAAAAAGCTGGTATGCTTCCTTGTGTAGTTACTCCTGAATATGGTTGAAGCTGGAAAACACAAGAAACCGAAGACACCGTTTCTTCTAAGATGTGTCCCACAGAATATTCAGCGTCATTTGTCCAAGACATTGATGTATCGCTATCATTGCTCAGACAAACCCATTGAACTGTTCCATCCGTAGTAAACTGTCCTGCTACTGTTTTCCAAGAAAGGGCAGAAGTTCCAGATTTTCCGCCAATAGAGACTTGTTGAAGATATTTATTTGACCCAACAGTTACTACTATAAACTGCCACTGACTGTAATAAGTATTTGCTTCCCACTCGCTCGATGGGTTGTTTACTACAATTTCTGGCGCGGAAGTTCCTCCCGGCATACCCCAGTTATATACGATTCCCCCGTCTGTAGACGGTCCTCTGTTTATCCATAAAGCAGAGCCATCTATTGTGGTGTTTCCTACAGTAGACCAAGAAACCTGAGAATTTGTTCTTGAATCAGAGATAGGATTTCCACCAGAAAAAATGTTTGGTATGTCGCTGGTAGTAGTAGGGGGGAAAAATAGTTCGCTACCTACGGACAGACTTATAGTAGCTCCGGTCCCTGTACCAGAAGTAGATGTGGCTAATCCTAAAGTGGAAACATATCCTGTTCCGTTATTGGTTATAGAAAAAGAAGATATTGGACCTTTAAGAGAGCTAAAAGAAGCAACAATAAAAACAGCCCCAGACGCAGCCCCTTCTGAGGGATAGATTCTGTCTCCTACAGCATATCCTGTTCCAGCGGCATTTAGACTCCAGCCTCCGCTATTAATAGAGCCTGAAGTTACTCCGGTAATGTTTAGAGTAGCTCCTGTCCCAGAACCCGAGGTATTAGTTGTAACTCCCGTTCCTGTAGTGTAGGGCGTTATTCCACCGGCATCAATATTGACTGTGGAGATTCCTGTACCAGAAACCGCAGTTACTTCAAGAATCGCCCCTATTGCAGAGCCTTGAGTAAGATAAATAAGATCGGATACGGCAAACCCAGAACCCGGAGTTACGGAAACCAATGTTATTTGTCCTGAAGAAACCGAAGCAACAGATATAGTGCTTCCTGTCCCAGAACCCGAGGTAGTCCAAGTAACCGGCCCGGTAGTATACGGGAAAACGGTAGGACCTCCAGAACTAAAGGTCAGCGATCCTATCGATCCCGTAATCCCTGTTACTGTAAGAAGCGCTCCTGTTGCTGTGGGGACTGAAGGTTGTAGCGGAACAAGAGTATCTCCCACAGCATAGTTTGTTCCTGGAGTATCTAAAATAAATCCGGTAACTGACCCCCCACCATAGGGATACTCTGAACTAAACTGGCTTTGATCGTCTGTTATGTTAACAGTAAGACCTGTTCCTGAACCACCTGAAGTAGGAACATTTTGAGCAGAAACATATCCTGTTCCGCCTGATAAAATTGTCAAAGTTTCTGGAACTCCAGAAACGAGGGAGACTGTAGATACGGCTGATCCAGATACGGATGAGACTTTGAAATATCCTTTTGACCCTCCCGATTGCAAAGGATATATCAAATCTCCTACAGAATACCCCACTCCGCCTACCGTTACTGAAGCAGAAGATAATCCCCCAGAAGCGACAATACTAAGAATCGCCCCGCTACCAACGTTGTTGGTCGAGGTTGGTATTCCAGAAGCGGTTGTATATCCTGTTCCAGAAGAAGTTCCTACCGAAAGAATTTTAGCTTGTCCTAATCTTCCACCTGTAGGAGATGTCTGGTTTATGTTAACTACGTCTCCAACAACATACCCTCCCCCGCCACCAGAATATACCGAAGCAGAGATTATGGCTCCAGACAAATTTTGAATAGTAAGAGTTACTCCGTTAGTTTGACCAAGTACTGCGGCAACTTCTGATTCAGGAGAAAAATATAGCTCCAGACCAGGAACTAGAATTTGTTGAGAATTCGGTAAAGTAAAGCCATTGGAGACGTTTTTAAGAGAGAAAACTATTGTACCATTTAGAATATAAAAACTAGATAACTGAACAACAGTTTCTATAAGCTGTTCTATATCCCCGTTACTATCTACAATAAAAGAGTTTAGCTCAAAAGGGGTGAAATTGTAGGGATTGTAACTTGTATCAGAAAAGACGTAAGGAACCCTGGAGAGAAGAGTTGTTAGCCATTTCTTTCTATCGAATCCGTCCCCCCAGAAGAGGTTGTTTCCGACACTCTGCATATAACTCTGTCCGCTAGCAGGATTTTTTTGCCATATAGGAATCTGAGAGTTATTGGTTGCATCGTAGAGAGTCGTCTCGGTGTCTACAATAGTTTTTATCTGTTCTTCGTTGGCATTGAACTGTCTAAAATCATAGAAACTGTTGAGGTTAGTCCAGAGATTTGAGTTCCAAACAGAATTCCCAAACCTACGCGCCAACGTAAGTTTGGGGGTAATTTCTACATTACGGCTTTCCCCAGTAAGAGAATCGTTGTGCGAACCATAGTAGTGCTCTTCAATGCGCGAGGATACGTCACGCATAGCTCCTCTCATGGTATACAGGCCGTCGGAGAACCTTGCATTAAAAAGTGCTGTACGTTTTGTCTGTTTTCCCGGACTGGCTCCAGAAATCGCAAGCTGATTCATTTATGTTTTATTCTTTCCCCAACAGGATTCTAATCCTAGTTTACTAATTTCTTTTAATCTTCCGGTGCCTTCTCTTGCTATAAGTTCTTTCTGCTTTATAGAGTTTTTTGGATTGGGTCTTGTGATAGAATAGAAGTATGATCGAACAAGACCCCTACGTTTGTCAAGACTAATAATACTGAAAATTTGATGCGAAAGGTGAACTCGGACCAGCAGGAAAACAAGTCATAGACCCACTATTCTCCGACATAGAATTGTCTGGAATAAGGCCGTATTCACTGATTTCTCTTGTGGAGGCTTTCAGGCTTTGATCGATTTGCTCCTCCCATTGTTGATAAGCTGCTTGTGCATTTTTCGATCCAGCCGCTTGGAGACATTTTGCAAGAAAACCCTGCCTAAACAAAAAAGCATAATCATCCGGAATAGGGGAAATTGTATTCTGTAGGGAAGTCCACTTCGGAGCTTTTCTCTGATACTCCGTCCACACCAACCAGCATAAACCCCCAAGACCTGGAAGAGGATTAAATCTTGCGGCATACCCGTTGGGATTAGCTACAGTCCAAGTAACCGTTCCGTCTAATATCTGAGTTCCGGGAGGAGAGTTAGGAGGGAGAACGGGAGCAACCGACCCGGTAATACCGTAAGGACTATTAGGAGCTACTGGCGGGGTAGAGTTGTTGTTTGGGTATCCTGGAGAGCTTGTATTCAGGCCCATCGGAGCCGTATCAAGAAATAGCATATTACTGTTCGCATCAACGATTTGGCAAATAGGCGTAGCTGGGGCGGCGGCTACACCGTAAGGACAAGGGTATGCTGTGTTTGGGGTCCAAGTGCCGAAGTTTGCAACAGAATTTAAGATAAAGCAGGTTTGCGTGGGGAAATTAGCAAAAGGTGTAACTCCCATCGCCCTATTAACTTCTAAACCACGAATAGGCTTAGGAGCTAAGTTATTAGTATTCGTAGAATTGTTAATATCGATTATATAAGAATTTGTATACCACCCGATATCCGTAATATTCGAGATGTAGTCTTGCTGTAAACAGTTAGTAAGAAACAAAGGGATATACGAGGTATTCCAACGCCAGTTCATTCCTTGGAATAGAATTTTTTGAAGTACGTCATTGGCCCAAGTTATGGCTGGCTCACCGTTATATCCTCCAGCAGGCAAGATAGGGTTACACGCGGGATCAACTGCTCGGCAGTAATCCACCACACTTTGGATCGTAATGGAACTTGGGGGAACGAGATTGGGAAAAACTGGCAAGGGAACTCCTTATTTCTGTTCGGGGTCTTTGTCTTTACCGAAAGCTTGTGTAGCTTTAGTGATAGCGTAACTGGTGGTTATTACCGTCAGTTGTGTCAAAAGCGTCTGATTTTCCACGAGATGACGGGAGACAATGAAGAGATGATAATCCTGTACAGCGAAATATAGAGTCCAAAATGCACTAAGAGTTCTACCAAAACTTATTGTACCTTGGTCGCTGAGACAAGCAGTAAAGAACCACTTAAGTCCTGCAATAAGATTTCCTGTATGAGTTTTAATGAAGTTCCACATTTATGCACCTCCGCGAGAAGCCCTCGCTTGTTGGCTAGACTGAAGACTACCGGACTCCCTAGATACGTTAAGTCTGTCCCCCAAGAATATGCTCTTCTGTTCTTCCGTAAGGCCATCATTTGCTGCCACGACTTGTTTTAAAAACTGCTGGTGGGCGTACCCAAATCTCTCGTCCCCTTTGTATTCTAGGGCCTTAGCAAGAAATCCTTCATTATAAAGGTAGGAAAGGTAATCCGGAATAGGTGCCCAAGTATCCGAAGCTGCTGAAAAAGCTCCAGGAGTTTTCTGGTAGATAATGTTGAGGGTGTACGCTTGGTCAGGGGCACCCTGCAATCTAAAGGTTATATTTCCATTATTATCGTCCGTGATAGCGGTAATAAAAGCAGGCTGTCCTAGAACACTTTCTTGAGCTAAAGACTCTTTTACTTCGAGTTCTTTTGTAGGTAAAGGCTGTCCATTCTGCGTAATCGTAGGCATACTCTGGGGGGACAAGTTAAAAATTAATCCTCCCGTAGAAGAAGACCCAGTACCCGCTTTGCTATAGGTTATGGAGTTCGGCCCTAGACCAGAAACAACAAGATTCTGGAAACCATTGAAAGTAGAATCCGTAACATTCTGTACGCTTATGGTTTGTCCGAGGCTAAACCCAAAGTTGAGAGGATTTCCCGCCACGATAGCAGTTACTTTACCGGCTGAAGCTGATATAGAAATGATGTTTAGAGAGTTGTATATCTGTACCGGGTTTCCGGGGGCTGATGGAAAAAGAATCCAAGCCTTCTCAATCCACCCAAAGTCGGGAAGATTTACTTGATAGTCCGTCTGTCCGGGCTGACAAGTAATAGGAGAAACAACACCGCGATTCCACCTCCAAGAAAAAGGCGGAGACAATATAAACTGTCTAACATCGTCTGCGATAGAGAATGCTAATGTGCCGCTGTTTAAGAAAAACAAAGGGGCGTTATAAATGAATCTCTTGGTATAGTCTACCGTCTTGGAAAGTGGAATCGTGCTAGCCATGTATGTCCTGTTTACAAATACTTATAATCTGTTCTTTAGTGAGAATATCTGGGTTTACTGTAACTATCTTATTAGGAAATTCGATAAAATCTTCTCCAGTTTCTACCCAATTAGAAGTCACTTTTGCGTTTTTGTTTAAGTTGAACCACTGAATACCAGAGTCTTCTGAAAAATACTTAGAATCTTCTGGTTCTATTGAGGAAATCTTCTTCCGACAATAGCAACAGATTCCAATAAGTTCTCCTGTAGATAGTTTCTGCCCAAAGAAAGCCCCAAGTACTTTATCAAATTTAGGCCAATTCGGCGGAGGAGTTGAAACAGAAGTTCCTGTACAACCTAAAAGATGCGGACAGGAATCTTGAAAGTTCTTTTGTCTCTTAAGTTTTTCTAGTTCACCTTCTCTGCTAATTCTACGAAAGTTTTCCTGGTTGATTCTACGAGAAGACTCTGGGTCATTTTCTTCTATCCAGGTCTTAACAAGGTCCAAAGAGTTTTTTACCTGTTCTACTGAGATACTCATCGCTATCTCCTTCTTAATTAGTTTAATTAGTCGTCGTCAAAGTTTTCGAGATTGTTCTGGATAACCTTCTTGTATTCGGCGCGAGAACTACGAACCCTATCCTGCTCATCACCTACCAAACGACCAAGGGCTGCTTCGATAGGATCGTTCAGACCAGAAATCTGACCAGACTCAGCAAGGGTGTAAGTAATGTCCTTCCAGAACTTTTCGTGCTTTGGGTTGATGCTAGAAATAACTTTTTGGCAATAGCAGCAAACTGCGATAACTTCTCCGGTACACAACTTCATCGGGAAGAAGGCACTTTCGCCGCGCCTCTGACGACCGTTCTGGCCGCTCTTGTGCTCACAATAATGCTGCTGGCGTTTCTTGATGCGAAGTTTATTTAGTTCTCCTTCACGAGAGACTGCCTTAAGCTGCTTGTCGTTTGCAATCTGGTCCGGAGTTTTGTAGTGGGGAGACAGCTTAGCGAGACTCTCGGAAAGAACTTCTGCGTTCTTGTTTCCGGTATCAGCCAGCAACTTAGCCTGATCTGCTTGAAGTTTGGTAATTAGAGCCAGAATGTCTGTTACAGACAGTTCCAGTTTCTGATTAGGATCGATCTCTTTTATTTCTTTATTAGCCATTTTTACCTTTTCCGGAAAACGGAATACCCCGCTTCCTCTGTTTTCTAATAGACACATACCGCGTGTTCTACGTTATGACCTTGAATGTAATAACATTCGTTAGGTCCCCCATTACTATTAAACATTATAGGTTTACTGTACTTTTCTAAAATCTCAGCATGAATCTTGCGGTAAAAGTTTGTAGCTTCTCCCATCTTCTTTCCAGCTTCCGAGATGGCCTGAAACTCTTCCTCAGTAATACGAGGAACATTTTCTTTAGGAACGTCTTCATAAGGTGGGGCAGGAGTATACATTAGTGTTTGTTCCTCAGTTCCCACATTGTTTTAGCCCAGACTTTTTCATCACAGTGGCCGAAGACCTTATCGCACTTCTGCTCTGTTAGATATCCGTTAGCGATTAGATTTTTTAGAACTCCCCTATAGCCGTGAACAGTCTCCCAAACCGGAACAGAGTATTCGTTGTATTCGTATTCACTAAATTCCTGAACCAATCCGACAGGGAGCCAGCCAACGTATTGATACCCGTTTTCTACTTGGTTATTTTGCACGTACAAACTAACCTCGTTTGCAAAATGCGCGTCCCCCGCAATAATAAGAACTCCGGCCTGTCTGATTTTGCTGATTAGGTCGTTTGTATAAATAGATTTTCCGATGGGGTCCCTGTCCAAATAATCGATCTCATTTGACCGACGCTGGTTCTCGACCGCTGAAAAATTGGCCTCCCTAATACGGGCGGTGTTCTCAGACGTAGAAAGAGGGGCGACCTTCTCGCACTGAGGACAGATGTGAGAATAGCCATCCCTCGATGAAGAAGACTTATTGAACCGGTTGTAACAGTAGGCGCGACGGCATTTTTGGCATTCTTTTCCCAAAAGTGTGGAGGAGAAGGCCAAGTCGTGGTCTAATTGATTAGCCGGATTTTCTGGGTTATGGTCGTACATTAGGAAACCTCAATGTAGGTTAATGTGGGTTAGGGTATACAAAATATTTGAATCTTGTATACCCTAGTTAAAGTCATCAGACCTGCTCAACCGAGAATTCGGAAACCGCCGTAACAGCATTTCCAGAAGTTGCACCGAAAGTAGCCGAGACAGCAAACACAAGACCAGCGGCAGTAGTAACAGCGGCGTTATTAGTCAACTGATGCTGGGCGGTAAACACACCATTCGAGCCAGAACCAACATAGTATCCGCCGAGTTTCTGAGTCGTGCTGTCCCACTGCAAGAAAGCTTCCAGAACAAAGTTAACGGAAGTGGTAGATGCACCAACAGCAGTCAAAGCAGCGATCTTCGAAGAACCCCCCAAAGTAGGAGTCAATCCTTGATAAAGGCCCAAAGCAACAGTATTACCGGCGTTAGAAATGCTGAAGGAGGTTTGACCCACCACACGAATTCGAAATGCTCTACCCATATCGAAAGTAGTAGCAGAATAGAAAGGTGCCGCAGAACCGACAGAATCCTTTCGCCCATAAGCCCCCGTAAGAATAGCAGGACTGAGATTAAATTCAATAGGTGAACCCGTCCCACCCACCATAGTTGCAGGACTAATAGGACCCGTAGGAACGGTGAGAATAGCATTCCCAGTAGTACCGTTATCGTAGGTGGTGAGGAAAAGGGCTTCGGAAGAGGTTGTTTGGGTAAGGGAATTAATCTGGTTACGTCCGGTTCCCGGCCCGGTAAGTGCAGAAAGTGTATCTGAGTTTGCCATGTTACTCCTTTTAGCCGGTGTACCCGGTTAGCTAATACTCTCTCCGTGACACGGACAAGAGATTGGTTTAAATATTGGTTTCGCGGAGGGTCGTCCATCTTCCATTCCGATGACGACAACTCCCCCAGGTTCTACTACAAGAGATTTATGGTCTGAGAATAATTCCTGCCCAAGCTGATGCACGACAGAACTGTGTACAACAACAAATCCTATACCGTGGTGCTGGGCCAAACAAAAACACTCCTGTATAGCAGGCATAGTTCGAGCGGTAAAACAATCTAAACTTTCCCCTCCAGGTATTACTAAATAAGGATCGTCTATATACTTCTGGAGGGATTTCAAATTTTCGTCGCTGCGGGGCTTTCCGGAAAATTCGCCAACATCCCAAGCCCTAAGTTGATCTGATGTGTGGATGGGGGTGTCAAAATATTTTGTAAGAATTTCCGTGCTCTGAATTGCACGGATTCTATCGGAAGAGATAATGAATACTGGAGTTATTCCTTCTAGAAATTTAGCAGCTTCTTCAACATCCTTCCGACCTTCTTTGGTCAGAGGAACATCAGAATCTCCTCTAAAATAATCGGCAGAATTCAGCTTTGTTCTTCCGTGACGGATTAAATAAAGAACTTCTTGCATTTAAGTCCTAACTTCTTATACCAAGGTTTTCTATCTCTAGCTATTAACTGGACAGTTTCAGTCGTATTACTATTCTGGTATTCGGAAAATACCGTTCCCAGTTTTCCGGCAATATGCAAACCCATAATGGCAAAATGCAGTTCTTCTTCTAATTTAGAATACAAAGAACTTTCATCTCTAGCACCGAAGGTCGGACTAAAATGCTTTTCCTTTATGAAAAGACTCCCTTTCTCTTTCCAAACTTCTACAGGAAGAAAAATTTCTGTCCCGTCAATACGAAGAAAATATTCATACTTTGACTTCATAATTACCTCCTAATAATTGTCGTATCTGTTTTGCATCAGTCTTCCTCGACAGTAACACCAACCTCACCTTGGGAGACAGTAACAAAGAACACCCCCGGTTTAAATAATTCAGGATTCTCGACCTGCTTCTTCTGTGTCGCCAACCGGATTTCGGTAGCTAGCTCGTCAGAAACGTAGGAACACGGAAAGTTTAAAACACAAGATATCATATTATCCCACCAAAAGAAATTCCACGGTCGTGCCTACTGTGGTCGTACCCGACGCAGTAAGAGTAAGAGCAGAGATTCCGTTCACCGCATCGCTCTCGGAAAATATAATAATCGACCCCGGAGATAGTGTAAAAACAGTTTCAGCAACCGCGCCTGTGGGCGTCCAAGTAATGGTCACATTTTGGCCCGAAGTCGCGGCCAGATTACGAAGGTAGAGAAACTGACAACTGGAATTAGGAACAGCAATAGTTGTTCCTGTGGACAACACAGGAAAACTCTGCGCGAAGCTAGAGAGGTCTCCAGCATAGGCAGAGTTAAGAACTTTACTAAATGTCGTAGAACCTGTAAGGTTGTCGCTGAGGGTCAAATTTCCCTTGACTGACGCTGTAACTGCCATAAGTACCTCATTCTAAATAAGTTAAAGATTAAATTGTAGGGGTGGGGAGTAATTTCGCAGGAGGTCTTGAGAACCTTTGGCCCGCATTGCGCTGGCCTTTATACTATAGCGATGTGCATGAGTTTTCCGGTAAACGGAATGCGAAGGTAATCAATCTAGAATGTCTCCCCGGCCAAGGTTCAACATTTTCGAGTCCGGCTAGAAACCACCCTTACAGATGAATGCCAAATTCGGCGAGTTGTTCAGGTTTTACAAAATTTCCCCCACTAGAAACCGGAGCAGTCTTAAGAGACGCAACATCGGATTCGAGCGCAGCAAGACGGGTGAGTATGGACTGCAACTCACTCGCCTCGGCAGGAGAAAACGCTTCGGGATTGACAAGGTTACTTGACATAAATTCCGTGCTCGGCCAGGATAGAGATAATCTTCTCGACCTTCTCTTCGGTGGTAAGAGGCTTAGCTTCGGCCACGGGTTCAGCTTCAGGGGCCACTTCTTCGACTGCGGGAACTACTTCAACAACTTCGGTTTCGTCTGCCATTATGTATCCTTTTCTAGATGTATTCTACTTTGAGATTTTGTGGTTGCATCGCTTCGTCTACCGCACGCTCAACTTCTTTTAAAGTTCCCATACGGCGCATAACTTCTACTCGGTGCCAAGCCTTGAACTCTGAAGATTCACAGCATTTTCTGAAGGCTTCACGCTTGTTTAAATATTGGTCCCGTCCATCGCGATGTTCAGCCCGCGCACCAGAAGGAGGATGAATACATCGGACTCCGTTCTGTTTAGCGTTTCGGTGCTGACCACCTTTTCCGCCCGTACAGAAAGTCTCGAACACAAAGTCCTTAGACGTTAGGGAGAACAGTAGATTTTTCTCTGGCATATCAAAAACCATTTTCTTTCCAAGAGGAAAAGCAAGGTCCTACAACCGTTCTCTTTCTTATCGGACCCCTCGTTTTAGTTGGTCCACAAATTTCTTGAATTATTATTTCTTCCGTATCTTCGGGTTTTAAAGGACCTTTGGGGAAGCCTTTCCATCTCTCCGGCTCTTCTTCCCTCCTCTTGAGCATTGTAGCCTTTGTTTTGGCTTTAGTCTCTTCCGTTGGGTGATATCCGGGTCTACGAGTAGGTTGGCCTCTTTGAGCATCGGCAATAGCCTTCTTATGCTCTTCCGAGAGATGAACACCTAGCTTACCTTGCCTGATATTCTCTCTCTCTTCTGGATGTTCTTGGAAGGCTTTCAACTTTCCTTCACTGATTCTTTTTCCTACATCAGGGGAGGGCTGGAAATGACCGCCGATTAAACCATTATATCCTAATTTACTGTTCGTTGTATCTAGGATTTTTATCCACCAACGCTCGGCATCATTAGTTTCTTCTAAGGTGTTCCAATCTTCAAGAGTAACTACTTCAAAATTTTCTTCTCCATACTTACGAATAGCTCTGTAAAAGTAGTTATCTTGCCCTCTTCTTGCGGAACTTTTGTGGTTAGTCCAACGTCTAGAAACTTTTCCTTTGGTCTGACCGACATATTTTTTACCGTTTACTGTATTAGTTATTAGATAAATCTTGTATTGCATTCTTCCCTCCAGAAGTTTTGAGTTGGGCAACAGTGGAGGCTGCTGCCCTTCTCGGTTAAGTCCTACGGATCAGGTAGGACATCTTTTTTGACTCTAACTACATTATACCACAAACAGCTTCTCGTGTCAAGTACTTTCGGGAAAATATTTCTACTTTCCCGAAATTTTTACGAGCTGCTTGTCTGCGATAATATTTTGCGTGCCCTCATCACTGTGCCCGGTGGGGGTGTGACGACGAACTTGACATTATACGAAATCCACCCACCAATTAGACGAGCCGGGTCCGAAACACTACCACCTTCGGGGGCCATCTGGATATTCAAAGAATAGTTCTTCTTATTCTTATCAGCCGGATTAGGTCCGAGGAAGATACTCAGGAGAGCATCGTCGCCGAAGATATAGGTTGGGTAATAAAGATTTGAACTAATGGTAACAGCAGCCGCAGTCGTGGTGCTCTTGAACTTGATACCCGCGAACTCCAGAGGAGCGTCACGATCCAAGCCCTCGAACAGCTTCTTAGCCGTGTCACCCTGACGCTTCATAATGTCGGTCAAACCATTGAAGCTAGCATCGTTGTACAGGTCATGCACAACCAAGGGGTTAATCACGCCTGCATAGGTGTTATCCTCAAACGGACGGACGTTCACCGACTCAAGTTGCTGAGCAATAGTACGCAGGTTAGAAGCAGTAAGATAGGTACCGAGAGACAACTGCTGGTTGACAGCGATATCAATACCGTTCAGAGCATCAGCCGATGTGCTAACCAACTGATTCAGGGTGAGGGCGAGGCGATAATTCATTTCCTCTGCAAGCGAAGACAACGCACCCTTGTCGTCAATCGCGGTATCCAGGAACAGATCGGAACTATTGGTATAGTCCGCGTATTGCCCAATCGTTGCCTGAATCTTAACTGAGCTCTCAGGAACGGGAGAGCCGACAAAACCTTCAGTCGTCTGACCAACGTTTGCGCCCAAGAGGTTGTAGGAATAGAACTGAATCACATTCCCAGAGTGGAGTGGCAGAGGCCACTGTTTTGTGCAGCCAAGGAAAGGTGTACTCGCTTTAAGGTTAGGAATTGCTTTGCGTTCATCAATTTTGTTTTGGGAGGGCCTTTCGGTCCCTACAGATAATCTGTCTCCTGGATCACCCCAGGGCCACTCTGTACGTCGCCGCACAGTTCAGACTCTATCTTCATATCTAACGATATGTTCGGCGTATTAGTCGTTACGGATTTAGAATATTTTGGCCTCTGCCACGAGTCGTTGAGTCTAAGCATTTCTCGCCTTAGCTCTTCTCTTTCTTGTGGTCGAGGTAGTCCGTGCAAACTTAGAAACCGGAGAGCAACTAAAGCCTGTTCTTTCTTAATTACCAAATACGGTAAAATAAGGTTTATTAGGGCTTCCATATTTTCCCTATTACTGAAAAATACCATATGTCTACTTTTCCAGTTAGGCTTTTTTGGGTTGTCCTTGTGGGTATAAAAAGTTCCACCTATGTTCTCCACTACCCAATCTAACAATTTTTTATTAGTATTGTATGCGTTTATGTGAAGAGCATAGTATGGTTTTTGAGACCTTTCTCCGTTTTTGTATATGCGATTCTGGCATCCTTTTGTGATGGAGAATGTTCCCTCTCCGTCCATAATTCCCGCCATGTACGCTGCTTCTGTTTGCGACGGCATTCTATCTTTCCTCGGTATTTTCTGTAGAAACTGAAGTTATGATACCCATTATAGCGTTTTCGTATTCCCCGGATTTTACTTTGATCCACTCACCTACTAGGGTAGTTTCATCAATATCTCCGAAGAATGAATCGATTTCAAGTTCTGCTGTAATGAAAATTGTTCTTGATTTTCTCTTCGCCATTTCTGCTCCTTTTTCAATCCTAAGAACATTATAGCACAAGATGTTTAAAAAGTCAAGAAAAAATTTTACTTCTGTTTTACAGGTCTCCACCGATATAGCCGAATTTTAGTTTACCAGAATTGTTTAGTAAACTGCCAGCGCATTTGGGAAATTTCCGCTAGCAACTGTGTTAACTGCTGGTGTATAAGCCATATTTGGCCCACCTTATTTATTGTTGCTGGT